TCTACAATACAAGGTTCATTATATATAGTGGAAGAATCAGTTTGAAAGGGGAGAGTATAGTTACAACGTTGAATAGTTGCAGATGTATATATTTGAGAATCTAAATCGACTTCAATAGCTAACCAATTGCAATCATTCCAAATATAACATTCTCCATTTTTAATTATTTCATCTGGTCTTGATTTTATTAATTTCTTTTGTTTGTTCCTATTGTGAATTATAAGTAAATCTTGTTTAGTATTATCACGTTTTAAAACAGAATGATAATCTATAGTTTTTTCAAATCCATCATTAATTTCTTGTTTAAGATCGTACAAATCAGATTCTTGATATGATAATGTTTTGTATGAGTTATTAATTTTTTGAAAATATGATAATTCCATATCAATCCCCATTTATATCATAATATTTTGCATAATCAATTGATTTTAGTTGGTTAGTAATTCTATCCCTTGATTTATAACTATCAAGTAAACTTATACTTTCACTTTTAACTTTATCATACATATCTATAAAAGTTCGTCTTTCGTTCGCAGGACTAAAAACATTTAAATCTGATGGTGCAAATTCAAGTTTAAATGCTCTTAACTTAACAAAATCTCGATTAAAATAACGTTCATACATTAATTGTGCAAGTAATTCAATTTCATTTTTAGTTAATTCAAAATTAAAAGTACCTGTATTATAACCATTTGCATCAATACAAGTTGTATAATTGTTAAAATCTATATCAGGATTACAAGTGGTACTTATAATAGACAAACTTTCAATTAAATATCCATAGGCTCTTTCTGATGCCAATGCCATTGCATCATTAGCATCAATATTATAATAATTAAAAAACTTTTTATCATTTTCAATACGTCTAAAAAACGCTTGTATTGGTATATTAAAAGATGTTGACATTAACATCACTTCCTATTATTTTGCAGATTTAGATTTAGCAACTTTTTTAGGCTTTTCAACAGTTGTTGTTTTTTTTGTATTCTTAGAAGTCTTTTCAGTGGACTGTTGTGATTTTATAAGCTCTGCCATCATCATTTGCATTTCTTCAAGTTTTTTAGACATTTCTTTATTTTGTGCTTTTAATTCATTAACATCTTCCTGCTTTTGCACAGGCGTTGTATCTCTTTCTTGAAGTACAATTTCCGTATTAAATATTTTACGTCTAATTTCTTTTTGTCTTGTTTCAATAACTTTAATAACACGATTAGAAATATCATAACTATTAGAATTCTGCAATGAAATCAAAATAGAATATATTCTATCAAAAGTTACTACATCTTTAACAGCAAGAAGTCTTTTTAATCCTGCCATAGTAGGATTTAATAAAATTTCTTTAATATCTTTATTTGTTAAAATGTTTTTCCAATCAAAAATAGAAAGTTCTTTATAAATTTCTTCCTTTTGACTATCTTTAAAAAATAATAATCCTGTTCTAAAAGCGTTAGAATGACTATTAATATATTCAATATCAGAAAACGAAACATTTACAAATGTAGGATTATTTTCATCTATACAAGCATCAATTACATACGTTCTGGTTTCTGTAACTGCATGAACTGCAAATGGGTTATAATTTAACAATGTAATTTTATCATCTCTAAATGACATTAAAAAACAAATCTCCTTTATCAAAAATTAAGTGGGGGTGAAACATATCAACCCCACTTAAATATATTAATTTAATTAAGCAGTAAATGAAATCTTTGCAACTTTTTCTGGACGAGTAATACAAGTACCATACTCAAAACCAGTAATCTTAATATTAAACTTCTCAAGGTTGTTATCAGGAGTCTCATATACACGAATTCGACCACGCATATCTAATTCTCCAATCTTACCAGCTACACCAAAAATTCTTTGATCAGGAACAAGTAATTCATTGTTGGCGGTTTTCTTTGCGCCAGAAATGCCTGCAATATCAAGACCATTGTAATGAGTTATAAAACCAAAACGATTAAAATCTTCTTTCATACCATTACTCATAAAGTCTGTATAGTTTGCCATATTTGCAATAGCCTGTGCATACTTATTCAAAGAAAATGTAAATGGTGAATCTCCATCAACTACCTGATCAAGAACATAAAGTGCGAGTTTATCCATAGATGCTTTATCAAGACTTGCTCCAGTTACTGCAGTTACTTGATTACCACCAACAATAGTAGAATCAAGTAAATTAAATACATCAGAAATCATTGCATTTTGTAAAGATTCAAGAGCATATGTAGTCATTGTAGCAACAGTTTTATAACCACCCCTACGAAGATCAGAATATCTTACTTCAGTATCAACTTGCTTGTGTTTCCATGTAGGAGTATAAACTTTAGGATCAAGATAACTTTTAGGAACATTACCACCTTTAGCCGCATCATATACTTTTAAAGTGTTTTTGGGAGCTTCGTTGACAATATAATCATCAAATTCTCCAATAGAACCACGATTAAACATAGTGGACAATAAAGCATCAGGTTTATCATAAACTTCAGGAGTAATAGTTTTAACAATATAATCAGAAAGTTCATGATTATCATCTCGACCATGCTCACCCATTTCTTTCGCCCATGCATCTATAACAGTAGATATTTCTTTTTCTTCAGGTGTAAGATTTCTTTTATACTCAACTTTAGATGCCCATTCGTACATAGTACCATCTTTATTAATAAGTTCCGCAATTTCAGTATTTACAGACATAATTTTCCTCCTTTTAATATAAAAAGAACTGTACTTAAAGTACAGTTCTATAAATTTAGAATTTAATATTTAAACAACTATGCAACAGTATGTGCTTCAACAAATTCAATTTTAGTCAATGTATGACCATTATCATCATAAGCACCACGACTAATAGCATAAGAAATATCACCAGTAACTGCTGTTTTTAGTTTACCGTCAGTTCCAGCAACAACATACGCATCAGAAGCAATTGTATCCGATACCTGATCAATTGCTATTTGTTCACCTGCACTATATTTAATAAGCTTGACTTTTTCTCCGACTTTAATTTTCTCAAAAGCATCATCATAATCAGAAAGTTCACCTTTAAGAGTGTTTAACCCTGTCGGAATAGATTCTTTGTCAATAAAGAATAAACCTTCTCCAGTTACAGTAGTCGGAAGAATTGCCTCACCATTAGATTTCTGTACTGCCATACCACGAACAAGTGCTACGTCAGCAATATATGTAGCATCAGCAATTTTACCAGTATTTGTCATTAATTCTCTAAGCATAATAATCCTCCTTGATTTTTATAATTATTGTTATTTATTTAAATAAGCTCTCATAACTGCCTTAGCATCCAATTCATCATCATCTGTATTAACAAGATTTGCTTTTACTGTCTCATTCTTTTTTTTGGTATCAATACTTGCAGTTTCTTGTGTATTTTTTACTTTAGTTTCTTTAGAATTCAACGATAAAATAAATCTTTCAGCAATAATAGAATCTAAATCTTTTTTAGAAACATTAGAAATACATTCTTTTATTTTATCATCAGAAGATAACTCATCTTTTGTAATAAAACCACTTTTAAGTGCATGTTCTTTTAATTGTTCACGTTTAGAAGCAGTTTCAGATTCAATTCTTTCTTTTTCTGCCTTATCAGCTGCTTCTTTGAACGGAATAAGTTCCGCAATTTGCGCAGACATAGTTTGAATTTTAGCATTTGCTTCAACAATAGAACTATTAAGAAGTTCCACTTTAGAATTAAGACTATTATTTTTTTCTTTTAAAGTAGAGATAATAGTATCTTTTTCGTCCACAGATTCTTCTGGTATATTTGAATTTACCGAAACTACATTTTCAGAGGTCTCAGTATTATTACCATCATCTGTATTTTTTACAACTTCAGTACCTAATATTTCAGTAGAATCTTTTTTTGAGTTTTCAGAATTTTTAATATTTTTATTTTGTTTATCCAATATTTTATCCTCCTTCTGTAAATTTATATTTGAAACAGATTTGTTTTCTAATAAATCTTTAGAAAACGCTTCTGCAACAAGCAATTGAGATTCCTTTTGTGACATTTGTATTGCTTTAGAATCTTGTCCATATGCAGGATAAGCATATTCGTATCCTAATAAACAATTACCAAGAAACACATAATCATTCAAAATTTTAACATTATTATCATATTGATATGACAAAGTTTCTATTTCCCAAGATGAATACAATTTTCCTTCGTTGTATAAACGATGAACTGCATTTACAACATTCTCATTTCTTTTCCAAATTCTATATTTTGCAAATAAACATGGTAGTCTTTGAGTTGTTCCTTCTAAATCTGTCACAACCATATCTTCTTTTATGTAAACATCAAAATGTGTCCCTATATTATCTGTTCCAAAATAAATATTTCCATTCTCGTCATAGTAAACTTCATGCCCTTTAAATGTTGGTTCTCCATTAGAATTAGTTGTATATTTGGCAACAACAGGCATATTAATTAACGTTTTCGCTTTAATTAAAGAACCATCATCATAAGGTAATTCAACATTGTTTAGATTAGGAACATTATAATAGCAAACCCTATTAGTAAGTTCTATATAGTTTTCATTTTCAGATAATTCAATTGTCTTACTTGAAAAACAAATATTTTCCTTTTTAACTTGCATTATGTCTATTTTCACCTTCTTTCAATAGCCCAAATTCAATGTCTTTACATCTCAAACTACATTTATTTTTAGTAATATTGGGATATTCTACATTAATAATATTAAAATTATCATCTACATAAACAACAATATCTACTTTACATTTATCACATTTAACATTAATTTTATGTACCATTATTTTATTATTTTTTTGCATCGTTTCGCTCTTTATCATAAACTTGCTTATTTTCGTCTTCTCCACCTTTTGGTCTACCACCTATATTGTTATCAGGATTAGATTTATCAGCTGCATCAGATACGCTATATGATGTAGGATGAGGTAAGAAAATATCAGAATAATTTTGTGAATTTTCAGATATGCGTTTTTGTTTTTCGTCATTTATATCTATATTCATAATGTCAAATGCAGTTTCATAACTTGCTCCGAGTTTACAGAACATAAATTCTGCTAATTGTTTTTTCATTTCAAGACTCAATTCTTCACTACTATTAATAGTAATTATTGGAGCATAATCAGCTGGAATTCCATTATCTAATAATACTACTCGATACCACTTATTCAATACATCTGCAATTTGTTCAGTAATTTTATCAATAGTTTTAATTAGTTCCTTTATTGACATATTAGCCGTAGTTACAGTTTGTCCTTTATCGCTTGCTAAAAATGTAATACCTAAAGCAATCATTTCTCTACTTCGATATTGATTAATTATATCTGAATTTGTATTTTCTGTTGAAGGTTCAACATATTCAATAGATTCAACAAATGGAGGAGTAGTGACAACAACTGTTGGCATTTTCCATGCTTTCATAAAATTGTCGTGAGCATATGCCATTTCTTCAAAACCTTTTTTATCACCATTATCTCCCATTAATTCTTTTCTAAGCTTTTGAAATATTATTTTTTTACCTTTTGCTTTTGAATTAACTAAATCAGTATGATCAAAAGTCTCTAGCATTAAAGCAGGTTTTAATGCTCTAAAAATAGGTGTTAAACCATATTTCCTATTCATATTTTCAGTACGAATAATAGCTGAATAACGAATGTTCAATTTAGCATAATTATCTTTGTTTTTATAAGCTTGATATACTTCTGGAGGATAATTACTTTGAATCTCTGTATTTAAATCTTTAAAAAATAAAGGTTTACCTTTATTGGTAGTTACTTGTGTCTTTAAAAGTTTACTTAATAATTTCTGCATATTAATTAATAAATATGGTTCACCATTGGATTCATAATCACTTACTTCAACAATACTTAAAGGATAATAATCAACAATATAATTATCATTTTGCTTTCTTAAATACATACAATAATTGCCTTCAGAATATGTTGTTGGCACTATATTCCTTATTAAAGATTTTATATTGATTTTATTATTAAAATCTTTAATAATTTCTTTTGATTTATCCAATAATTTATTTTTATTACGTTTTATTAAAAAATCATTATATGCTAGTTTATAATTAGTATTAACATTACTTTCAATTGTTTCATAAGTTTTTCCAATAATGTCATCCTTGTTAATATATTGCCTAATGATACTATTAATAGCAAGAATATCCTTCAAGTTCGATTGAGGATTTAATGCTAATTTATTCAGTAAATCAATTGAAATTGAAGTTGGATAATCACATCTATCGTTTAAATAAGTTGAATAAATACGATTACTGGGATCATAATTGTTCATTGCTTGCGTTAACCATTTTTCTGTAAGCTTATCAGAAGTTATAACTGTTACTTCGTTTCCAATATTATCACTAATATCTGATTTTAAAATAACATCGAAATTTTCAAAATCATTAGTACTATTTGTTTTGTGCCTACCCATTTAACCACCTATCTTTCTTTAAAAATCAATAGAGGAAACACAGAATGGGACATTGGAGAAATCAGTCTCAATAGGTTTAATTAGATTTCTTTCCAAAGATTTAATGAAGAAATTTCCATAACTTAATGCTGAATATCTATCTTTTCTTTTATTTGGTTGTTCTTTTAATTTAACATTATTATCTCTAAATTCACTTTCAAGATTAACCATTTCGTCAATCAATAAATGCGTATGTATATATGGTAATAATAATTTTGTCTGCATAGTTGTATCTATATCGTAATACCACTTATGTGATTTTAATAACCTTTCTCCATCTTCATCATTCAATAACAAACGAATTTTTCCTTGTCTAAAATCATCTCGCAACATAGTAGCACAGTCACTATTAAATTGTGCATTGGCTTTTACAGCATAAATAACTTTAGGGGCACTGTAATCAACTGCATTTGTTGCTCCACGTTCTGCCATAACTTCACTATTTATACAAGAAAGAGCATTATATGTTAATAGTCTTTCCTTATCGAGAATGTCTCTAACGAGTAAATCATAAACTCCAATTCCGTTTCCGTTTGCATCAATTACTAAATAATCACATTCCATTTCTTCAAATAATCTACGAATTTGCAACGCTTGTACTGCACTATTTCCACCATCAAACGTGTTAGCAAAAACAACATTTCGCCTATATTGTTTAAATTGATCTTTACCAACAGGTTCACATTGAATTACAAAAATAGCAGTTGCATCATTGGCTTTACCACCCATAGTTGCAATATCTATACTTAAAATCCTTAATTCTCCTGCTTTTTTCATAGGATATTTATAATGTTTGTCATTTACATTCAAACAATTATAAATATCTTGTGTGTAAATTGGATATCCTACAATACGCATTCTATCTAAATCATTATAATTAAAAAATGCAGAATCACTTTCTCCATAAAAAATACATTCTCTTTCCATTTCCCATTTTGTTTGAGAAAATCCTTCTTCTTGCATTTTGTTCATGACTTGCTTTTTATCAGTTAACCCTTCTTCAAGAGCAAGTTGATAGGGGAGTCCACAAATAAAATATTCTCTATCATGAAGAAAAGCATCAAGATACATCTTTCCAAAATCATAAGACCAATGAGCTTTGTAATAAGCACTTGACATATATATTTCTTTATTGCTTTCCAAATATTGTTCCTTATTACATCTATATTTATCCGTTTCTAAAAAAGCAGGTTGTCTTGGAACTGCCAAAAACGGTTGCAAAACATCTTGAATTAAATCTTTATCAACAAGCCTAAATTCATCAACTACCAAAATTTGACAGCGATGCCCACGAGCATGATCATTCGATGTGCATACTTCAATAAATGAACCATTGTAAAATTTAATATATGCTTCTGAAG